GTGCTTTGCTAATATCAATAGAAATCCCTCTATAATAAATGTCTTGGAAATCAGTATTGGATGTACGGTCAGTTATATGAATGAGTGATGCAGCAACTTCATCTGCACCATTCTTTGTACCCAGCTTATCAACTTCATCAAATAGAATAACTGGATTCATAACACCTGATTCTTGGAGAACATTAACAATCTGTCCACATTGTGACCCAATATATGTCATTTCGAATCCTTTTAGGAGCCGTGCATCTGATACACCCCCCATTGGTATCATTGCAAAGGGTCGTCCTAGAATTTGTGCAATACCATTTCGCAATATACTTGTCTTACCAACACCTGCAGGACCACATAGACCAATAGGCTGTGATGCTGCATCTGGATTTACTAACCATAGACCAATCATCTGTATAATTTGCAGCTTAACTGAATCCATACCATATATACATTTATCGAGTTGTTTTCTTGCATCCTCCAGAAACTGTCCACAACTTTCTATACCATCTCTTTTCATATATACAGGAAGTGGGCATTCAATGCCAAATGGAATCTTCAGAAGCCCCTGTAGCCATTCCATACTTTTCGCCTGTGATTCTGAACTGCAACCAGAACGCATAGATTTCAACATCTTCAATGCATTCAATTTCACCTTCATATTCATACCTTTCTTATTAATAATCTGGAATAGTAGCGGTGTATTACTATCTTCAGATTTATCCATTATATGTTTATATTCACAATCAACGGAATCTTTTTCATCATTTGATAGTTTATCAAAGAATTCAATATCTTTGTTTGTTAATTCTTTTGAAATACTATATTTTGCATTAGGAGGTGGTTGCTGTGAAGCCTGTTTAATATTTGTTATAATAAATCCACCTGATGGCTGCCTGAGAGAATTATAAGATGGATGAAATAGATTTTGTACAATGCTTTGAATTTCAGATTGCAGATTTTCAGGAAGTTCATCCTCCTCTTCGTCCTCTTTATTATTTTCTTTATCGTCTTCAATCTCCTCCTCTTCATCCTTCACTGTATCATTCTCTTCTGGTACTCCAATATTCGTGTCTTTTGCAAGACTAGAGGGCTCTATTAGTGTAGTATTCAATTTATCATCATTTGATGTATCTCTCTTTCGTTTTGAGCCAACTGCTGCATCCATATATTTATTCATTTTGATATCATATGTAATATAATTAAGATGTTTTATTTGATATGGAGAATAGTATTGACTCCATACTGTTTCATCCCAAATATTATTACATAGAGGACAACCTATATGACCTGTCCCTTCAATAGAATTATCGCGAATACAATCAATGCATACATTCTTCTTACATTTATAACATATATATTTACAATTACGTATACTTTTAGAATTACTAAAACAGCTCATACAAATATTGCTGCTCATTTTAATATAATAATAGTGAAGTATTAATATATTAACATGGTTGCCTAAAATCAAATTTTTAACAGTTTTGCATTCCAACTATGCAATGCTTTGAGATATCCTCTGCCATGTGGAGGCGCATAATATCTCCAAATGAACTCGCGCATTCGAATTCGTAAAATTATATAGAACCACCATACACGTCTCCAATTATCTTTTTTTACTTTGGCTCTAACTCGGTCACTATATGGTACTATCCAATCCTTCATATTATAAAATACAACCTCATATATAGGAGTATACCCTCTTTTTATTACACTATATTCTTTAATAAATCGATTCACAAATTTGCCAAAATATGAAGACTCCATTTTCATATATTTAATAAATCTTAATAGAACTGGTTCTGTGCAATTAATTAATGTATTAAATACTGAATTATAGTCATTTTCTATCAGAGAATACACTTTCTTTCTAAATATATCATTGCATAATAAATATTCTATTCTATGCGGCAATTTATTTAGAATGGATAATAATATTATTTTTTCATATGGATATAGACTCCCATTACATTTATTTAACCAGAATGAACTTTCCACAAAGGTTTCAATATTATTTATGATAGCTGTGACAACTGCAAGTAGATTAACTGTTCCCTTAATTCTGTATGAGTCAGGACATGCATTATACTGTTCAAGTAAGTCCGCAATATCAATAGTCTCTTGCTGTTTCGAACGAGATGCACGAACTACTGTCTGAATCATAATTAATATCTAATTCACTTGTATCTAAATCGCTATCATATTCTGAATCACTATCTATATAATATTTGATTGTATTTACGTATGTAGGGTATTTTTGTGATGGTAAATTCCCTTCTAAATAATCTATATATGCTGCCCAACTACCAGGGATATGAAGTCGTCTTTCAAACTCCATATAGTCTGGGTCACTCAAGATTTCATTCATCATTCTATTAATGTTATCTTCAATTGCTTGTTGAAGACGTCTCTGTTCCATTTCAGCCGCTTCCATTAACTTTCTTTCATTTGCCTCACGTTCTTGTTCTGCTATTTTCTGTTGTTGAAGTTCTTCTGCATGTCTCCTTTCATCTTCCTCCTTCTTTTTCTGAATTTCTAATATCTCTTCTTTTGTTAATATCCATGGTCTCTTTCGCCTTGCAGATTCAATACATCCCTTTATTATAGAGATATATGCATTGTTCGCACGATTTTCAGTAAATTCCATAAACATTGCCCATCCATTATTAATATGTGATAATTCATCTAATAGCGCCATATCTGGATAATCTAGAAGACTTCTTTCACCACGCATTATTTGTTTCATAGTTGGTTCAGGCCATTCACCATATAATTCTCTTTTTTCTTTTTCTTGACGTTCTTTTTTTCGCGCAATGGAATTTTCCATTAATTTATCAACATATGATGGTTTATTAATTGTTTTAGTTTGTACAGGTGTCTGATATACTGGTCGTTTTAATATTGTAATAGCTTGCAGTTCCTGTGTCTTCAATGGTTGTTGTGGCAAAGGAGGTCTTCGTAGATTTGCAATCTTCTCTTGCTCCTCTTTTCGCTTATTTTCACGAATAACAGCTAATACATCACTAACTTTCTCCTTCTTTGCATTTATATACTTTCGCTTCTCTAATGAAGCTACATTGTATATGGTATTTCTTTTATTCATGAAGCATTACGTTCAAATATCATATTATATTATAATTCACCAATACTCTCTAAATAGGCAGCCCATCCTCCAGGTATATTTAAGAAAAAATTTAGTGCAATAAAATTTGGGTCTGATTCAATTATATCCATATACTCTTTCATTTTCTTATCAGATTCTGATTCCATATTACTATATTATATTTCGAAACAATCTTTATATATTTATAGGGATTACAACATCATGCTGTGACATTTTACGTGGTTTCTTATGTTTTGTACCAATTACTCGTTTATTATATGATTTCAATGAATCGTAATGTATAGTTACTCCATTTGCCGAGGGTGTTAGAATTAGGGGTGGTGGTAGTCCAGAATATATTTGGTCAGCAGATATACGTGGTGTATACTTCTTCTCATTCATTTTCTTCATATCAGTTGCAATTGTTACAACAAATTTAATACATAATAGAAATCCAATTATTCCAAACCATATTTTAAAATTATTATAGGTTGCATCACCAGCTCCTGTACGTAAATGACGACCTACATTTTCATATGTATTATTCGTTATTGTAATAATATCCTCCATTGACGTGTTCATTAGTCCTCTTAGATGCGACATTTTAGTTGTGCGCAAAAAAATAAAAAAATTGAAATCAATTTTTTGTGTCAACCCTTATCATATAATCAATACGCGTGTAATCTCTTTCAAAGATGGAATATATTAAAAATAATGATGGTACATATACATGTCCAGATTGTGGTGTAATTAAAAATCATCAAAGTACTATGTATTATCATATTAAAAAGAACCATACTAATGATTGTAAATATACATGCAGTGAATGTAATAAGGGGTTTATGCAGAAATCAATGCTACGTAATCATATTGCAACACAACATCCTGAATTACTCGATAATGATGATATTACTGAATTTAAATGTCCTTCTAAAAGTTGCAATTATTGCTCAAAAACAAAGGGAAATCTAAAAATCCATATTATACGTGTTCATCTTGCAGATGAAGTTGAAGAAATATATAAGAAAAGAAAGGGGGAGCATTCACATCCTCATCGCTGTCTAGAATGCAGGGATACATTCAAAAGTATGACATCATTCTATTATCATCTTGTAAATTGTATTGATATGAATCATATTCATTCTAAATATAGGAAAATTATTGAAAATTAGATATATTATAACACACATAATATATCTAATTTTTAATGCAGAAACTCTACACCTGGGCAAACAGGTATTTGCTCAGTCTGTATACTTATTATTAGAGATGGGTCAAAACAGCTGTTTTGACCACATCTAATCAGTATGAACCTGTGTCTCCAATATTAAGCTATATAGATGATAACCAAAACCACCAAATGCAAGGATTAAGAGCATCTCATATGCTGCACGTGGTGTATCACGTTTATTTATTCCAATGTAGACTAATAATGGGGCTAATGCAAATGCATGAATTGCATTAATCCATACACTTGATGCTGCCCCAATACTAACTTTCTTAAATATTCTCATTAAATGATATAGACCAATAAGTACACCGCCAATAATGCAAATGTTATATGTAGTAACTGTTAATGATGAGCGTGAAAATCCAATATAGAATAGAGCAGGAATAAATACTAATAAATGCGCTAAGGCAAGCAGTATATGTGCATTCATTTATATAACCTCTATATAATTTTGAGAACATCTTGAGCACTTTCTAATGCACCCTCCATCCATGCTTGACGGAATGAATAAGATTCACCACATACATATACATTATCAATTGGTCCCTTAAGAATAGTATTATATTCCTTTTGTATATTATACTTACCAGGTAACCAGGCAGTAGTCCCATCATACCATGGATGTGCTTTCATGAACACAGGAACAGGTATTTCACAGTCAGGAAACAGGCTGCGCAGCTCAGACAGCAGTTTTGCAGACAGTTTTTCATATTCCTTTGCAGTAACATATTTCATCCATTCCTTTGTATAGACACCATCTGTATATGATACCATTATTGTACCTTTAGCAGGATTTATAGGAATTATATAACGCAGTGAATTATTTGTAATTGTTTTTTGCATTTTTTTGAACCATACAGAACCATTCTTATTCTTAGGAAAAACCATATATATACGCAATAGAGGCATCATTTTCAAATGGTCTATTGGAGCCCAGTTAGAAAATATATTAATCCGTCTTATTGATGCGGCAGGGATAGTGCATATTATTTTTGTGCAATGGATTACTTCATTATCTTTAATATTTATTATGAGTCCACTATGTTTTGTTTTGTGGATGCCAGTAACTTCTGAGCCTGTTTGTATAATACCTCCACGCCCTGTAAAATCACCTGTCATTGCTTCAATTAATGTAGATAAACCATTCTTACATACACAATAATTATTACGAGTTCCCATTTCATTGGCGAATTGTTCTAGCGCAATATCTGCACGCAGTACATGCACCTCAGTATAATATGGAAACCGTTCAAATAATCTTTGTGTCTCTTTTATTCCATATATATCTTTGCAGAGACTATATAATGTATTTTCTTGAAGAACATTTTGAGGTAATAACGTAAGTGGTTGAATGTATAATTGTATTAGGTCTTCAAAATATATGTGGTCCTGTTTATTATTAATAATATACTGTACATCATCCGTTATAGGGACTGTTTTAATATCATATTGCTTTAAAAGCCCCTGTACAAATGCATGAGAACTGTGAATTCTTCCTGCTCCATTTTCCCAAGAAACTGTACCAATATCACTAATATCCTTACTATATGATATTACTCTTCCACCTATATAATTATATTTTTCTAGTATAATTATATTATAATGTGGATATTTTTTCAGAAGTTCAATACCAGTATATAATCCTGCAATACCTGCACCTATTATTATAATATCATATTCTTTCATTTATTATATTATAATATATTATAGACGGAATTATACACCTGAGCAAACAGGTGTTTGCTCAGTGTGTATACCTATTATTAGAGATGGGTCAAAATATCTGTTTTGCCCACCTCTACGGAATTATTGACAATTAACCTTATCTACTAGTTTACATAACCATGATAAAATATCATCTGCCGAATTAGATTGGAAAAGGGGTTCATGTTTTCCATATATAAGAGCCTGAAATGCTGGAATACCTTTTACTCCACAATATCCTGGAGTATAATCATTCTTATCAACATCGCATAATAACCATGTAATACCTGTATGTTTCTCTGGTTGAATCTTAGACCAATCAATACGTTTGCATGCTCCACACCAGTTTGCTGTGAAATATACAATAACTAGTGGTGAATAATCTTCTTTATTTCCATTAGGAGGACATAGAAGAGTTTCAAATTCCTCCTGTGTTTTAAGAAGAGGAAACTGGTTTGGTGTCATTCTTAATTGGCTCTGGTGGCATATCTTTTAGCTCCTCTCTCCTATCTCTCATTTTCAAATAAATAGTTGTGATTCCTGATAATAATAATGCAACTACAATGAAGCTTAATGCAACTGTAGAGGTTGAATCATTATTAGGCAATGCTGCAATACCTGCGCCACCTGCGCCACCTACTACTACGCCACCACCTACTAATCCCTTTCCAATCTGTTTAACTGCATTTACTGTCTGCTGTGCTGCTGCTGCATTTACTGCTTGGTTTGCTGCCTGATTAGCTGTCTTCACACCCTGTTCATTTGCTAACTGCTGTATACCCTCAGGTGTAGCAAACTTATTTATTTCTCCTGTTACTTCACTTGCAATGGAAGGTGCCTGTGTTACAGCAGACCCTGCAACACCTACTAATTCTGTACCTGCCTTTACAGTAGGAATAACTACATCATTTACAACAGCTGTAGCCATTTGTACAACATCACCTGCTTTACCAATGTATGGTCCAATAATTGGTATAGATGAGAATGTAGTTAATATTTGTGTCAGCAATCCACTAAAAAACCCACTACCACTATTATCAACCTCGCCCTCACCAACAGGCCCAAGTTTACCACGTAATGAATACTGTTTAGACATAAACATTGTTAATGGCCATACACGTTGTAACCCATTCATAAATAATCCATCAACACCAATAAACGCCTTATATATGTTAACAACGCCCAAGAATATGGCAAGTGGCCATAAGAATGGATTAATAGTAGATACTAATTTCAATAAACCACCACCAGTATCACCTACAAAGAAATGCTCGCCACCAAATGGCAATAATGTTAAAATAGCGAATACAATATACTTCCATGATTGCGGTGTATCTTCAGGAGCCTCTTTAATATTTTCCTCCTCGCTTCCTTTAAAAATACCTGCACCAATACCTGTAGGACCAATCAATGGATATTGTATACCAGCCCTTTTAATATTTGCAGAATCCGAAATAAGCTGTACAATATCAAAGAAATATAGAAAACCGAGTGTTAGAACATTTCCAATAATTTTAATGAACATACCAATAGGATTACGTAAATAGAGCTGTTCAATACCAAATAGACCGGTAAGAGGGAATATAGCAAGAGCAGCAAATATACCAAAACTTAAATGAGCACCGCCCCAATATGAACCTCGTGTTTGGTCAAACATTCTTTCACAATTAACTTAATTTAATCAGTTATATAATATGATGATATAACAATACACATATTATATTTTACGTTATGTTTAATTATACTCTAAATAGTAATCCACCATAACCATCAGCTACACGCAATATATTATGATTTAATGCATACACACGTGCAGAACATGCACCACGTGTTGGTTGTGCAATAGCAGATGCAACCAATGTAAGCTGTAAAATGAGACTATCAATTCTACTGGCATTTAATGAACCTGTTGGCTGAACATCTTCAGGGCGCAATGCAAAGGAATACATATATAAGAAGGAATCTACTTCAGTAGTTGTATGATGCTTATAGGGTTGTACTAAGCGGAAATAAACTGCATCACGTTCATCAAAACGGTCCTTGCCATCCACTTGTAATAGCGCAGATGCCAAATTATCTGTACGGAATACTCCGCTAGGTATAGATTCAGTAATAGATAAGGAGGACCAATTGAACCATTCATGTCGCTGTGGCATGAGGTCACGTTGAACAACCCAGAAGATTTCCTTTAATGGATGATTAAAATCGAGCTTTATTGGTATTTGAACCTGATTTTCTGGTATACCATATGTAGGGGTATATTGAACCTGTTCAATGAGATATTCATGGTCAACGCTTACAAAACGACGGCGTTCTTCAGTATCTAAGAATACATAATCGCCCCACATTACAATGGAATCAATTGCAGCTGGTTTTGGTTGTAAACATGAATCAAATTCCAATTCATCTGTATAGAATAATTCATTTAATGGACGCAGTTTGATATTAATACGTATAGGATGATATTGCATTGCAAGGAGAGGTAGATACATGCCAGGATTACGACAGAACCAGAAATGGAGCGGTATAACAATTTTCATAGGACCGTAATTCTGCGGTGAAACATAACTATCCATACGACCAATCATAGTATCAAGTGCATTTTTCTGTGAACTGGTGGTTATACATTTTGTCCATAATTCCATCCATTCACCTGTTTGTCTATCAATTTCCTGTTCACCAATTTCAATACTAATCTCTTGTATTAGTGCATGACCGACAGAATTTACATATGATGCTGGATTGCCGGATTCGTCATATATAGCAGGTAATGATACTTCAAGGAATAAAGGACCCAATAAGTCACCTCTACGTGGTACATTGCACGTAATACGTTTTCCAAATGTGGGGGTTCCATCAAAGTACATAGGCATTGATTCAACTGCAAAGTTAGTATGGCGTCTATATACAAGTTTAAAAAAGGAGATTTGTGGATTTCCTGTTAAAAAGGCATCCTGCTTACCCTGTGCAACGAGTTGTAATAAACCTCCTCCGCCTGGCATTCTCTAATTTGTTTAATAGTGTGTTATATTAGTCATTTAATACCCTCATAAAGGTACGTTTTATTCTGTGTATAATTTATTAATGAATTAATACAGTAGTATATAATAAATGTCACGAATTCAGAAAATTGCAGAATTTGATACTATTCAAGTACGCAATATTATTCCGATTGATGAGAATAATAATCGAATTAGTAGTGGTTTGCTTTTTACTATTGGCAATAAAGGCATAACAACTTATAAAGATAGTTCTCTATTACTTGAAGCGGTTGATGATAAAATCCGTGACCATTTACTGACTTTCAAGGAACAGGAAATTAGTGGTGAAATTATTACACGTTCATTTGGAGATGACCGCTATTTATTGAAGAATGAACTGCCTACATCAATTACAACTGATATATCTGCATTAAATACACGTGTTGCAACATTGGAATCAAGTAGTACAGATAATACACGTATTACTGGACTGTCTGGAACAATTGATTCTGTTCGATTAGCATATAATGCATCTGTTCCACGGCTCTTTAGTGATATATCAGATATTTCAGGTCGTCAAAATACTCTATTAGCATCTTATAATGCATCTGTTCCTAAAATCTTTAGTGATATATCAGATATTTCAGGACGACAGAATACTCTCTTAACATCATATAATGCATCTGTTCCTAAAATTATTAGTGATGTATCAGATATTTCAGGACGTCAAAATACTCTCTTAGCATCTTATAATGCATCTGTTCCTAAAATTATTAGTGATGTATCAGATATTTCAGGACGTCAAAATACTCTCTTAGCATCTTATAATGCATCTGTTCCTAAAATTATTAGTGATGTATCAGATATTTCAGGAC